TATTGAACCGGATTTTACCACTACTGAGATGCCATACCTGAAAAGCCTGTTGGATTACTCTGCAATGGAGGGGACCAAGTTACTTTCGGCCAATGAGGTTAATATCAGGTACTGTGGCCTTGTTCAGACCGGAAAATTGGCCAAGGAAATCGTAGAAGAGTGGGTTAAGAGGTTTCCCAAGGAGGATGTGAGCCTCAACGGGCAAATAATTAAATAAAAAAGCCTTTTTTTGTAAAAAAAATAAGTGTAGAAGATAACCAAGTAAAATTTATGCCAAGAGGTAACCCACAGAATCTGCAAAAGCACCAATGGAAGAAGGGTCAATCCGGGAATCCAAAAGGAAGGCCGAAAAGTATGCCTGATTTGAAGGAAGCACTGATGACCGTACTTGGTCAGATTAAGGATGATACCAATGCTTTGGAAGCAATGTTAACCGTATTACGGAGCAAGGCTTTAAAGGGAGATACCAAAGCGGCAGAGATTCTTTTGGATCGTGCCTATGGTAAGCCAAAGCAGGAAACCGATGTGATGGCCACGTTTACTCAGGTGATTATGCCATTACCTCCTGCACAGGATATCATTGAGATTGGGCATGGCAATGTGAATCTGGAGATAGAAGAGTCTCCTGAAAAGGAAACTATTAAGAGGGATTACAATGGGGACAATTCTTGATGACTTCTATCCGGATCATTTCGGCATCCAGAAGCAATCCGTAGAACATCCGGACCACTATGGTGGAAAGGATAATCCTTTTGAGGCCATAAAGGTGATTGAGGCATGGAATCTGGGATTTAATCTGGGTAATACGATTAAATACATATCCAGAGCCGGGAAGAAATTACCTCAAAAGGAACTTGAGGATCTGGAGAAGGCTAAATGGTATCTGGACAGAGAGATTGAGAAACTCAAAAAGATTAAATGCCAGTCCTTGATTTAAGTAGTCCTGATTTATGGAATCCTAAATATCTTCCGGCCCTAACAAGGCCAAAGATTTACAATATTCTTTACGGAGGAGCCGGATCTGGTAAGTCCCAGACCATGATCCAGTTCTTCCTTAGTGAAATATTAAATCACGGAGAGAATGAGAATGAGACTTTTGTTGTACTCAGGAAGGTAGCGGCCACCATCCGGACTTCGGTGTACATGGATTTCAAGAATAAGATTTACGAATGGGGATTAGGGGATTTGATTCAAGCTTTCGATGGAATCTTTGAGTTCAGGAGCCGGAGCAATAAGATTATTTTCATGGGTGTGGATAACCCTGAGAAACTAAAGTCACTTGCACAGGCTAAGTACATTTGGGTGGAGGAGGCCACCGAATTGAGTAAAGAGGATTTCATCCAGGTAACCCTGCGACTCAGGGGTGTGAGTAAGCACCAAAAGAGGTTCTTCCTTACGTTTAACCCGGTATCGGATAGCCACTGGATAAAGGAAAGGTTCTTTGATAAGCCACCGGCAGTAGAGAAGGATAAAATCCTGATTATGCATTCCACCTACAAGGATTCCCTCCGGTTTCTGGATAAGGAATATCCAATCCGTATGGAAGCACTCAGGGATGTAGATTATACCTACTGGGATGTGTATGCCAACGGGAACTGGGGGGTCTGGGATCGGGAGACTTTATATGTTCAATATTTTGACCCGAAGATCCATGTGGTGGAGGGTTACCTGAAGGCCCATCCGGATTATCCTTTGTATCTAAGCTTTGACTTTAACATTACCAATACTTGTCTGGTAATCCAGTTCAGTAAGAATGCCAATGGCCATAAGTATTATGGAACGGTCAATGTTATTAAGACTTACCGGATGGGAGATTTGGGAGATTTGTGCAACCAGATAAAATCTGAGTTTCCCGGAATGCGGTATATTGTGAACGGAGATCCGGCAGGGCAAGCAAGGTCTGCATTCACAACTGCTAATATGTCTGCCTATCAATTGATTGCAAACTTCATGAATCTTCCGGCAATGAATTTACAAATAATGAGGGCATCCCCCAGTCACCTGAATACCAGAATTGTGGATACTCTTGTTTTCCGGAAGTGTAAGATTCAGATTGGTTCCAATGATAACTCTGCTTTGATAGCGGATTTTAAGGAGGCCAAGGTGGATCGGAGGATCAGTCTGGATACCTGGAAACAGAAGCACCCTGATAAGTCTCACGCATTGGATGCATGGAGATATTTTTCGTTTGCTAATTTTTATGAAATTGCAAGCGAATACAACATACAAAAATTCAATGGCAAACTGTTGCAGGAATAATTGGGCAATTTGTGAACCGATAATCGGTTGTTGTGCCTTGTTTAATATTGAGGTACCCAATGAGTTTGTTGGGCCTTCTATCATCATCAGGATTAAAAAGCCAAATGGGTATATGTTTACCGGGCAGTTTGATGTTGAGGATGGTATTGCTATGATTGATGTTCTGGAAGATATGCCTGAAGGCTTCCTGAACGCATGGGGCGGCCCCTACACACTTCAGTATATTGATCCTGTTAGTAACTCAATCGTTTGGTTTGAGATGCAGGGGGAGCAAGTGCAGGGCATTGAGTGGAATATGGCTTTTGGTACAAATCAAGAAATTTGCGGATTAGAAATTTATGAATAAATATGATGTTTCATGTGGAAAGGGTAGAAGGGGTTGTTGTATTATTATCCCTGATACTGATAGCGGCACTGTCGGCCATGTTGTCTTTGTTTATGGACCACCTTCTGGAGGATCATCCACTGGGCAAACAATACTTGTTATTAATCCAAAAACTCCCGACAACGATTGCAAAACCGATAGGTGAGTGCGTTATTTGCTCCGGGGCATGGCAGTATCTGTTTGTTGCCTTCTTTATTTTTGAAATACCCTTTTATCTATGTTTGATTGGATTAGGCGCAAACCATCTGTTCATTCTGCTCCTGTTGAAACTAAGGGAGAAGTAGAATCAGGTAAGCCGGTTTATAATGGTAATGCACCGAAGGAAAGATGGGACCAGATTGAGTTTGCCTTCCGGTCTGGAGAGAAGAACTACTTCCGGTTTTCCACTGAGGTAAACATACCATTTCAGAGAGCCATAGCCGCCAGAGATATCCTCACTGAGGAGTTATGGCAGATTAATCCTGATCAATTGAAAGGTTGGTTGAAGGGATTGATTAATGTAATTACAGATGATAGGAAGAAGGGAGATAAGAAGATATTTGAGATTGGTGTTCTGGCTCACAGACTTCAGGAGCAGATTGAGTTATCTTTTTCGTTAACCCGGCAACTCAAGCTTGCTACGGTTTACTACTTTGATGAGCAGGAGAACCCTTTGGATTACCAGTATCCATACAACGTAGAAAAGATGAAGTACTGGATGGCCAATAATGATGTTCAGGGTTTTTTTTTGAAACTGCCGGAGTATCTTTTAATGCCCTCTGGGAAAGAATTAACAACGAATTTCCCGATCTATTTGCAAGGGGAAACAATGCAAAGGTTGAAAGACCTGACACATATTATTTCAATTTTGTCAATGGACAATTCCGCAGGAGATACGATGAAGGAATTGCAGTCGCAGATGGAAATCCTGAACGATATAAGTTTATGGTCGAAAGACCAGTTTACGAATACTACCTCCACTACAACAAGTGGATGATAGATAGGAGAAGAGAAGTTAGCAGAGCCAAGGCAAACTTGGCCAAGCAGTAAGACAAGTTTTTTTCATTGATTATTAGGCAAAAGAACCTCTACGATTGTAGGGGTTTTTTTTATTTACCTTTGCCTAAACTACAAGTGCAATGGCTACTATTTCCAATAATGAGATAAAGATTAAGTATAGTCTGGATACCACAGACCTGGCGAATGCCACGGCCTTGTTTGACCGACTAAGTGCGGAAGACAGGCAGTTGCTTAATGATCTTAGAAGACTTCAGGCTCAGTTCAATGCAACGGGTCAGGCAGGGCAACAAGCCGGAACACAGATATCAAATAGTATTAGTAATTCACGGAAAGAACTGGGATTAATGGGTGGGGCAATTAGGCAGGTTGGTTCATACATTGCTACCTATTTTTCAGTTCAGGCATTAGCAAATTTTACTAAGCAAGTAATCCAAACCACAATAAAGTTTGAAGCATTAAGCAAGGCCATTCAGTTTACATCCGGATCGGTAAGTGCAGGGCTTGCGAATTTCCAATTTTTGGAAAAAACGGCAAAAGACCTTGGACTCCCATTGGCCGCAGCGGCAGAAGGATTTAAATCCATGAGTGCCGCCGCAAACAGGGCCGGGATTACATTTAAGGAGCAACAGAAAATGTTTCTTGACTTATCCAAAGGTATGGCGGCACTTTCTTTGACATCTCAGGATGCATCACTTGTGTTTTTTGGATTTGGTCAGTTATTAAGTAAAAACAAGGTATCGGCTCAGGAACTTTATCATCAGATTGGGGAAAGACTCCCGATTGCCATGCAAGCGGCTCAAAGTGCGGCCGCTAAAGTTACTGGTCAGGTTAAGGTTACCGGTTCGGAACTTATTAAGTTAGTGGAAGATGGTAAACTAATGTCTTCGGAGTTTGCCCCGGCATTTACTGATGCCATTGCTCAGATAGCAGGAGAGTCTGCCAAGATTGATACACTTGGTAAGAATTTCACCAGACTTGGAAATGCGTGGGAGGATATGTTATTTAAAATGGGTGAGAGTACATCTGGGTTTTGGTATACTACCACTAAGTTCATTACAAAAGCCATAGAAGAGTTTACTATGGCAATACAAGGTTGGGAAGGAGATTTACAGGATACTCAGACAAGGAACTTTAATTATACCATGATTAGGTATAAGGATGCCTCTAAAGAGTTTTTAGACTTAATGATTCAACAAAAAGAAGGCGAAGCAGAACTATTTAAGACTCAGGTTGAAATAGCGGAGAATCTTAATCAATTAAAAGACAATGAGACAACTACAAGAAATTTAGAAAAGTCACAAGTTGAGTTAGCTTCAATAAATGGTGAATTAGATGCCTTAATCAGATTGAGGACAGACTTGAATAAAAAGACAAAAGAATCTGCCGAAAATGATGATAAAGCCAATAAGGCCGCAGAGAAACTTTATAAAAAACTCATTAATCAACAAGAAGCCTTAATGAAGGCAGAGGAGGATCTTATTAAGTCCAGAACAAGGGCAGGAACCGATCAGGAGATTCTTATTATTGAGAATAGGATAAAGTTTAATAATAAGATGCTTTCCATTGACCAAGATGCCAGATTTAAGGAATTGGAATTAGCAAAGAATAATGCGGTAAAGAGAAAAGCGGAACTTCAAAAAGATCAGGAGGAGGAGCAGGAAATTGTGAGGCAAGCAAGGTTCAAAGCTTTTGCCGCTGAAACAGAGTACATTAATAAATCCAATGAGTTCATAAAAGAACAAAGTAAGAAGAGAAGGCAACAACTACAGACAGATGAGCAGAACGAACTGGAGGATGTAAAATCTACATATCAGGAGGAAATTAAAATACTCACCGAAAAGTACAATGAGGCCAAAAAGATTGAGAGCCAGTCTCAGAATTCTTTGGAACTCCTCAAGATCAACTATGAGGATACTTTGACAAAGCTTACTGAAGATGGTGAGAAGGAAAGGGAATCCATAAGGGCCAAGTATAGAGCCAAGGAAAAGCAGGAGCGCATCCAGACCGAATTGGAAGTGCGCTCAATCATGGTAGAAGCGGCAACCATTCGTAACCAGGCATTGGCAAAATCTGAATATGAAAGAGGCCAGATAGCCGAAGAAGGTGCTATTAGTCAGATTAATATAGAAAGAAATAAAAACCATGAAATAGCCAAGAATGAACTTGAAAATGGCAATCTTTCTATAGAACAAAGAAAAAACATTAATGATAAACTGGCCGCACAAGATGTTCTTCTGGATGCACAACTTACTGAAATAGTAAGGCAGGGAGAACTCAGGAGATTGCAGGAGAGAGAAGAGAAAGCCAAGATGGCTATGGAAATAGCACAGACCATTTCCGATGGCCTATTTGATATCTATAACCAACAATTGAACAACGAACTTACTGTTCTCAATAACAAGTATAATGAGGAGGTGAGATTGGCCGATGGTAACAAACAGAAGTTGGCTCAATTGGAGCAGGATAAAAGAGAAAAGGAAAAGGAGATTAAGACCAAGCAATTCCGGGCAGATCAGATGGCGGCATCCGCAAGAGTATTGTTTGCCACGGCAACCCAGTTAATGTCATCTGCTTTGAACCCGGCATTAATCCCATACATCATTGGTTTGTCTGTGGCTCAGTTGGCTTTGATTAATAGCCAACCGGGACCAGAGTTTGCCGAAGGTACCAAGGGTAGAAAGTTTAAGGGTGGTCCTGCAATCGGGGGGGAGAAGGGTGTGGAAAAGGTAATCACCGAATCCGGAAAGGTTTACTACACACCTCCTACGGCAACCCTACTTGATCTGCCAAAGGGAGCGCAAGTAATTCCAAACCATGCCTTGAGCAGGAAGGAAATGTTCTGGGCAAATGCCTTGAATGATGGTAAGGCAATTAACCAGGATAACTACTTAGGTCCAAAGCTTGACAGGATTGGTGGTATTCTTGAAGCACTTCCAGTTCACCAGATTAGTATGAATGAAAAAGGGTTTGAGAAGTTTGTCCGGACCCCACGCAGAACAACAAAGATTCTTAACAACCAGTTCCCGGTAAAACATTAACAATATGGCAGGATGGAGATTTTATCTGGATGGCAATGAAGTAGAGGAACCAATAGGATGGGATGCCGTGGAATTCACGGCAATCCGCATGGAATCTCACGGAATTGACCAACCATTTAGCACCGAATTGAGGTTTTACAATCAAGGTGCCAAGTATATTAAAAAGCTATATGACCAATATTTCATCAATGCGGAGATAGCCATACAGATAATATCCGATGTGAATTTCGATGGGTACCCATACCAGTTTGATGGATTCCTGAATCTATCAATTTATGAGGAACACAATGTCTGTGATACCGACTCATGGGAGATAACCGTTGGTATTATTGATGACAACTTTCGGGAGCAGTTTAAGGCAAGGCAGGATATTGAGGTTTCATTGGAAACCAATACCGACCTGAACGGAGATACTATAGCGGATCTTGAATATAAAGAGGTTCGACTGCATAAGCAAGATTTGTATCTGGTTGGTAACGGGCGAAACTATGGGGTGCAAACATCAGTAATAAAGTATGAAAGGATAAGTAGTGGATTAGGATATGCATGGGATTTCCCGGCTTATGTTAATGTCGCACCATGTTTCTGGGGAAACTCAGATTTTAATGAACCATTCGGCTCAACTATTGATACTGTTGGGTCTGCATATAGCATAAGCAATTGCATATTTATCAATAATGCAGGGTATACAAGGACAATACAATTTAACACTAAGATTGTTGGAGATTTTATTTGGGATCCATTTCAACAAGGCTTTTTTTCTGGCGAAAGTGCTAACATAGATTTTTATATAGTTGTTGCAGATCAAAATGGACAAAATGAGACATACTACACTTTAGGTTCAAGCGCAGTAGCAACAGTTCCTACTCCCAACACAGACCCACAGACTCCTGTAGTATTTAATATAAACAATCAAATAAATGCAGTAATACCACCAAACTACAGGGCATTACTTTTAATGTATTGGGGTGAGGCAGGAAATATAAAAAGGGAAGTTATTGATTTCTCAAATTCAGAATATGATCGTGGTTTATATACTGTAGTAAGAGATGTTTGCGTTAGTGCATCCGAAATTAACTCAGGAGAGTTTGCATCTCTCTGCAATGGCCTGACCATAGAGCAATACCTACGAAGGCTTATCTACATAATTACCGGAGATAACAACAAGTTACTATCCGATGCCTTTAGTGAGTCCGGAGATGGGTGCTATTGGAATAACCTTTTAACCAATGGTCTCAAGATTAGAAACGCAAAGACTATTGACCAAATAGTAAATGGATGTTCCGATGATGCCGAAGACCAGACACTAATCAAAACATCATGGAAGAAGACATTTGATAGTCTGGATAAGATATTCTGTCTTGGATGGGCATATGAATGGACTGGGTTTGACTGGAAGATCAGGGTTGAGCCAAGGGAGTATTTTTACCAGAATGCCATTAGTCAAACTTTTAATAATTTGGGAGAAGTAACCCAGATGGCCAAGGTTGACTCATTGGTTAATAACTTGGCAGTTGGGTTTAGCGACAAATGGAAGAATATAGCAATATCCGGAGCATGGGCAATCCATACGGACAGAAACTACTTTGTTGCTAACAAGGCAATGAATGAAGGATCATCCTCAAAGCTTGATTTGCTAAGTGATATTATTGCGGAAGGGTATGCAATTGAGTTTAGCCGGAGACTATCATTTATTGAATATGACTCCGGATCATCTGATAGGCCAAACGATTATGAGATTTTTATCATCTGGCTTAACCGGAATACAATTTCTGGAGGCAACATTGCTAATACAATATTGCAGTTACCTGGAGAGACTGGAGCCTTCTCATTTGCTCCAGGTGATGTCAGTATGCCATCTGATTACATAACTGCATCTAATAGTCCTTTAGGTGGCCTGTACAACATCATTCATACACCGGCAAGGGTGGCCATGAGGTGGTGGAAGGTTCTGGGAATGCATACCTATGGGTTGACTAATCCTGTTCTCCGATATCAGGTCGGGGAATACCAGACCACATACTCCAGTGTAATTGATGATGCTACTGAACCATGTCAGGAGATTGAGCAACCAGAAGTTGTGTTAGAGAGTATGAATATCAGTCCTTCTATCCTTAGAGACTCTGCTAAAGAATATTTATTCAAGCCTATAGCAATCGAATTTAGTTATCCACAAAGTCTTTGTGATTTCTTAATTTTGTCTCAGAACGAGCAGTACAAAAAAGTAAGGCTCACATCAGGCAGTTTGGATGTTCAGGGATTTATTACTCAGGCATCCAATCAACCGGAAGATGCCTCCGGAGGTACAACCAAGTTCACTCTCCTGATGAGCGCACAGGATGCTTTAGAGGGTGGAGCATTTACTCAAGGTTTCAATACCGGATACCAAAATGAATCTCAATAATACCAGGTCTCAACTTCTAACAACAAGTGATGCTAACTTTCCGGATAATACCAGTCAGTTAATTTCTCCTGCGGATCTTCGGGACTGGATATCAGATGGTATCACAAGCTTTGTGACCCAGAAGGATAAGAGTACTTTTGAGAATGCTTTTTATGAGTGCAAGTCAAGTAATGTAACTGCATCTGCAACAACGGATTTAAGTCTGGCCACCGGTAACTTTATCCATGTAGGCGGTACTCCACCGGTAACCATAAGTTCGTTTGGTACTCTTCCGGCAGGAGCAAGATTTGTTCTGTGCTTTGATGTAGCGGTTACCTTAACATACAATGCCACATCACTGATTATTCCTGGTGCAACCAATGTCACTACTGCGGCAGGGGATTGCCTGATGCTAATATCTGAGGGCGGTGGTAATTGGAGAGTGATAAGTTATTTCCCCGGTGGAGGATTGCCAGTCGGAACAATATCCGGGGTAACTGCCGGAACAGGGTTATCCGGTGGTGGAACATCTGGGGTTGTTACTTTAAATCTTGCCAATACTACCGTAACCGCAAATAGCTATACGAATGCAGATATTACGGTAGATGCACAAGGAAGGATCACTGCGGCAAGCAATGGTACTTCTGGTGGTGTTCAATCGGTAAGTGTAAATGCACCTCTTGGAGATAGTGGAACTGCATCTGATCCTGTAATAAGTATACAACAAGCATCATCAATTCAGGATGGTTATCTTGATAAAGATGATTTTGTTGATTTTGCCGGGAAACAGGATTTGTTAAGCGCAGGAACAGGCATAAGTATTATAAGTAACACAGTTACTAATACTGCACCTGATCAGACTGTTGCTATTAGTTCGGGAACTGGAATTTCTGCTACTGGAACATATCCAAATTTTACCATTGCTAATACTGCACCTGACCAGACTGTATCATTGACTCCTGGGACCGGAATAGGAGTTACAGGAACTTACCCAAATTTTACTATTTCTGCCACCGGAGGTGGAGGTTCTGGTACTGTTACATCAGTTGGTACTACTGGTTTAATTTCTGGAGGACCAATTACTACAAGTGGTACCATCACTACATCAATGGCTACAGGAAAACTTGTAGGTCGTTATAGTAGTAGTACTGGTATAATGCAGGAGATTGCGGTTGGGTCTGGCTTAACTCTTACCGCAGGAGGTACCTTGAATAATACGGCAACTCCTACTCCGACTGGATATTATGCCATGTATCAGGATCAACAAACACAGACTGCCGCTGTAATCAATACTGGTTATCCAATCAAATTTAGAAC